AGTGGCTCTTTGGTCGCTCAACGACGGGCAGCAACATGTCCATGAGATCGAGCAGGCTCAATTCCGTGATGTCTTCCCAATCGCACCACTTGCGTAATCGGCTCCGAGCCTTCCCGGAGAGGTCCAGCAGGTAGAGCACGTCCTCGACCGGCAACTTGCGGTTCAGGTCGTTTGATGCGCACAGCTCGCCACGAAGGGTGGAGGCCCGTGCATCCAGAGGCACGCGTTCTTCTGCTTCCCGGATGAGCTGACCCACGCGTGCCCCGGAAATACCAACACGGCGGCCAATCTCACGTTGCGTCATGCCTTCCTGGCGTAGCTTTAGGATCTCGGGAACACTGTAGGCTGGACTGTGCGTCATCGTTGTGCCTCCAACTACTCCTGCTGTGCCCGCAACGCAGCCTTCTCCAGAATCGTCTCGAATGTCTCAGGAGCAAGTTCCTGCTTGGCAGTCTTCATGAACTCCTGGGCCAGCGTCTCGCCGGCCTGGCCGTGGTGGGCGCGGCGCAGTTCTTTGATGCGCTCATTCACGTCGCCTAGCTCCGTGCGGATCTCGGCACGCTCACGGGTCAGGTGGTCGATCTTGTCTTTTGCCCGGCGAAGCCACGCCTGGTTGATTCCTCGGCCCTGCTGCTTCGCACGATTGGCACGGTGATGGATCTGCGATTTGATGTCGCGCTTCGTGGCATCAATCTCGTCGATCTCATCGATCAGCTCTTGCCGATACTCCTCGTCACTCAACTCACGCTCTTCCCGATCCGCTCGCAACTCCGCGACCACGTCCCGCCTGTCTTCCTCGTCGTTCGTCCTCATGCCGTCCATGCAATTCATTGTTCTAAAAACCGGTCATAGACGTTAGCAGGCAGAGGCCGACCAATAAAGCCTACGGGCGAGCCGATTGGGTTAATTTCGGGCCTGTTACGGCTATAACAAGACAACACCCCCGCTTTCGTCACGGCATATCCATGTCGTGGCAATCAATCACTTACGAAAGGAACAATCAATGTCCAGAGAACCCCAGAGCAAGTATTTCTGGCCGGCATCGGCGCTGAGTGAGAGCGATATGGATCTGCTCTACCGAGCCCGGGAAACGCTGCCGGTACGGCACCCAATCACTCAGCTCCTGGCGCAAGCCGTACGCGAAACCTTCGGCCACCTGGCCGACATTGAGTTTCCCACTACAGACGAACTCAGGAGGGCGGCATGATCCCCGCAATACTCACTGCAGCAGCAGGTGTCGTGGCCGGGTTGCTTCTGGGCGGCTGCAACGGCGACGGCGACGCAATCAGCCAGCAGTTAATGGCGCGTAACGATGAGCTGACGAAACAGCTCACAGGCACTCAGCTCACGCTGACTTCGGTGTGCATCTCCGCTGTCATCCTTGCGGCGGGGCTGGGCGCATCAATCTACAGCAACCGCAAGGGAGGCAAACGTGGGAAAGAAACCAGCCGGAGGAAGACCGGCAAGTAGGAACGTCCCACTGGCCGTGGGCGTGGCAGGCGGCGCTGGTGTGGGTTTTGCAGTGGGCCGCTTGCTGGCTGCACCGGGCTCTGCGGCCATGGCGAAGTTGGCGGAGGGCCTCGTGACGCAGGCTGCGTTACAGACCGCTGGCCCGATCATCGGAACGGCCATCGTCGGATCGTGCTCGATCCTGTCGGCCATCGCCGTACCAGTGACCGTCGTGTGGATGCTCTCCAGGAAGGAATGACCATGGCAACGAAGAAGACAGCCAAGAAGACAACGAAGAAGAAACCGGCCCGGAAGAAGACCGAGTCGAGCTGCCAGCGCTTCATGCGCACCGCAGGCGTGCAAATGCGGCGATGCTGCATCCCGACCGCCGTCGCGATCACCACAAGTGTGGTCCTGGCGAAGGCTCCGGTCGTTGTGCCCATCGCACTGATCGGCACCGGCGGTTGGGCTTGGTGGCGCGGATACCGACTGAAAGTCGTGAAACCCGACGAAGACAACGAATAGAACAAGCATGGAAAGGAGGCGTCAGTTGAAGCTGACCACAACAAGAGGACAGATCAAGGAAGCCGTCACAGGGCTCGGTAAGATCATCAGCGGGAAATGCACCTTGCCCGTTCTGGGCCACGTTCGGGTACACGCCGATGGCCGGGGTGCCACAGCCACGGGGACCGATCTTGAGCAAGTTGCCCAGTATCGGTTCTCGGACGCCCAGGTCGAGGGCAGCGGCGACTTCATTGTGCCGCTGTCAGCACTCAAGCCGCTGACAAAGGGCGGCGCCAAGGACACCATCGAGATCAATGCCGAGACCCCCGACAGAATCACGGTCGTCAACAGTGTTGGCGGGACCGGTGGCGTTCTTCGATCTGGACGACAGTCTGTTACGGCTCCTGACCGTACGGGGAACAGCGGCCGGGAATATCCGGCCGGTAGCCGGGATTGAGACCTGGGCGGATCTGCGCGGAACGCTGCAGGCGGACGGCTGGGACGGTATCCAGACGATCGTGATCGACAGTCTGACGAAGGCAGAGGAGCTGGCGGTGGCGGACACGTTGCTGAACGTACCGCATGAGAAGGGGCACCGCATGAAGCGGCTGGAGGATTACGGATACGGCAAGGGGTATCAGCACGTGTTCGATACGTTCCTTCCCCTGCTGGCCGACCTGGACCGGCACTGCCGGGCCGGGCGCCACGTGGTCCTGATCTGCCATGACTGCACGTCGACGGTGCCGAACCCTGCCGGCGAAGACTGGCTGCGGTACGAGCCGCGGTTGCAGTCGCCGAGCTCGGGTAAGGCGTCGATCCGGTTGCGTGTGCGGGAGTGGGCGGATCACGTGCTGTTCCTCGGGTACGACGTGGACGTCGGCGACAACGGCAAGGGACGCGGCGCGGGAACGCGGACGCTGTATCCGGCGGAGCTTCCCCACTGTATGGCGAAGAGCCGGACGTGTGCGGACGCGATGGCGGTAGGCGCCGGCCAGGACGGCGGTGCGGTGTGGGAACAAATCATCAGGTAGTCAAGCCAGCACCAGAGTCGCCGCGGAGGCGGGAGCGCGGTGCCAGGTGAACGCGAAAAGGCACAAGGAAAAGCAAGAGAAACGGAGAGAAATCATGTTGTTGGAGAATGGAATCTACGGGGCGTTTGTGAGGGACGTGAGTCTCTATTTGCGAGGGGATAACGAGCGGCTGACGGCTGCATTCAAGCTGGATTGCGGGGGCAAGGAGCTCGTGCACCGGGAGTGGATGGAGCTGAACGACGGAACGATCAGCGACAAGACCATCAAACGGTTGCGGAGCTGTTTCCCGCAGTGGGACGGCAGCATCGAAACCCTGGAACAGGGGTTCTGTGTCCAGGACGTTGAGGTCGAGATCACGGTCGAGAACGAGCAGGACAGGGACGATCCCGAGAAGTGGTGGACGCGGATTCAGTACATGGATCCGCCAGGCGGCGGTAGCGGAGGGGCCACCATGCCGGAGAGGGCGAGCCAGGCAACGCTGGTGAGCAAGTACGGCGCGCGGTTCCGCGCCCTGGCTGGCGGCGCGCAGCAGGCGCCACCGGCAAGGACCGCCGCTCCGGCAAACCCACCGCCGCCGGCGGCACCGGCTCCTCCACCCCCTTCTCCGGCGCCGCAGGCGCAGGAGGAACTGCCGGTACAGGCTTCGACGCTGGAAGAGTGTTGGGAAGCGCTGTGCGAGAAGCATCCCGACGAGATGCGTGAGCAGGTGAGTGATCGCTGGTTCGAGCTGCTGGGTCGCGTGGGGGCCGGTAGAGACCAGGCCGACTTCGGGCCGGATGATTGGGGACGGGTGCTCGCGGAGATCAAGCTCCCGTTCTGAGTTTCCTTCGGTTAGGGCGGGAGGGGGTGGGTGGGATGCGAGAAGAAACCACGAATGAACGCGCCCCGAAACGAGTTCGGGATGCAAGCAAACGGACACGAATGCGGGGAGGAATTTGAGGATGCGTAGGCAATTGCTGGTGGAGTCGATCCGCATCGACGGGAAGACGCAAAGCCGGGAGCGGATCAACGAGGAGACGGTGAAGGAGTATGCGGAGGCGATGCAGGCGCCGCCGGGTAGCCGGCCAAGCCCGGCATGGCCGCCGGTAACCGTGTTCTTCGACGGAACGGAGTACTGGATGGCGGACGGATTCCACCGTCTGCTGGCCATGAAACAGATCGGAAGGAAGAACATCGTGGCAGATGTAGAGAAGGGAACGCGCGAAGACGCGGCGTGGGCCGCATGCGCCGCGAACAAGACGCACGGGTTGCGGCGCACGAACGCGGACAAACGGAAGACGGTAACGATGGCGTTGAAGCTACATCCGGAAAAGAGCAATCGCGCGATCGCGGAACACTGCGGTGTGAGCGACATGTTCGTGGGGTCGGTGAGACGCCAAGTGCAAACGGCTTGCACCTCAGGTGGACCGGTTGCGCGGCTCGGGAGAGACGGAAGAAGCTATCCCGTCCCTGGACGGGGAGAGCAAACGGCGCCTGAAAATGGTGAGAGCGATGAGGTGTTCGCATGTGAACAGGTGCAAACGGTTTGCACCTGGGAAAACGAAGGAGAGGGTGTGCAAGCCTGTGAATCACCGCATCCCGAGAAGGGCCGAGAGATTCCACCCCCACCACGACCCGAGGAGCGGCGGCAGGCGGTAGTGCGGGAAGGAAAACCGGGACAAGTCCCAGTTTCACCCCCACCCGCTCCGGAAGTGAAACCTGACAAGCCGGTGGACGGCGTCGGCCGACAGATCCCCGAACACTTGGTAGAGCTGTGGAACCGTGGGCAGGAAGTGCAGGAGATGCTGACGGCGCTGTCGCGAACACGGGTGGCGATTCGGAAAGCCCAGGATACGAAGGACCCGCTTTTCTCGTCGGTCCCCTGTTCCGCGATCCTGGCTCACCTGGACCAGGCGTACGGCTGCGTACAGATGGCGAAGCCGTACGCGGTTTGCGGCTTTTGCCAGGGACAGGGGTGCCGGGCGTGCAGGCAGACGGGGCTGCTTTCGAAGTTCTATTGGGAAACGACGGTCCCGAAAGAACACAAAGAAGCCGTCGCGCGCCTTGTCGAGAAGGAGCGTGCCGCATGCGAATGAGGCCGTACCAACGGGACGCGCTGATGGCGATCAAGCGCGAGTGGTTGAACGTGGTGGCAACCCTGGCGGTCCTGCCGACCGGGACGGGCAAGACAATCCTGTTTGCGTCGCTGATCAAATCGGTGTTCCCGGCCCGGGCGCTGGTGTTGGCACACCGGGAAGAACTGATATTCCAGGCCGCCGACAAGATCAAGCGGGTAACGGGATTCGAGTGCCAGGTGGAGATGGCCAGCTACCGCGCGGACCTGAACGGGGGGCTGTTCGGCGGCCCCCAGGTTGTGGTCTCGACGATCCAGACGCAATGCTCCGGGGCGGATGGCAGCGGTCGGATGTCACGGTTCGACCCAAACATGTTCGGACTGTTGATCATCGATGAGGCGCACCATGCCACGGCCGCGACGTATCGCCGCGTGATCGACTACTACCGGCAGAACCCCAACCTGAAGGTGCTTGGCGTCACGGCGACACCGGACCGGGCGGACGAGGAAGCGCTGGGCCAGGTGTACGACACGGTGGCCTACGACTACGAGATGTTGAACGCGATAGAAGACGGCTGGCTGGTACCGGTCCAGCAGCAGCTCGTAGAGGTGTCGGGGCTGGATTTCTCGGGGATCCGGACGACGGCCGGCGACCTGAACGGCGCGGACCTGGCGCGGGTGATGGAGGAGGAACGGAACCTCCATGAGATCGCCGGTCCGACGGTGGAAATCGCCGGCGACAGGCGGGCGCTGGTCTTCGCCTCGAGCGTAGCCCACGCGGAGCGGCTGTGTGACATCTTCAACCGCCATCGTGAGGGGTGCGCGGGCTGGGTGTGCGGGAAAACGAAGAAGGACGAGCGGCGGAAGAGGCTCTCTTCGTTCTCGTCGGGTGACCTGCAGTACATGGTGAACGTGGGCGTCTTGACGGAGGGGTTCGACGATCCGGGTGTCGAGGTGGTTGTGATGGGGCGGCCGACAAAGAGCCGGGCGCTCTATGCCCAGATGGTCGGCCGGGCCACGCGGCCGTTGCCGGGCCTGGTCGACGGGCTGGAGTCAGCGGAAGAACGTCGGCTCGCGATCGGCGGAAGTGCGAAGCCGGCATGCCTGGTGGTCGACTTCGTGGGGAATTCGGGACGGCACAAGCTGATGACGAGTG